TGAAGGAGGAACGACCAATTTCTTGGGTTTAGCTGCGATCAGCAAGCTGCGCTCGTCTGTCCAAGCTGCGATCTGAATAACAGCGTTTTCCAACGATGTTTCATTCAAGTCAGCGCCAGTGGCAGGACGATTGCTGTTAACACCACCAGAGATCAGTGGGTGAGAAGTGCTACACAAGGTAACGCCGTCACCGTAAGTCACTGTTGTGTTGAACGCATTGTTCAGCACGTAAGCAGCCTTCACTTGCTTGGTGTATGCCATAGCACGGGCCAAAGCTTTGGTATAGCGTGTTGACAAGGAGTCATAGAGGTTATCCTCAATTGCCTCTTCAGTCAGCGCGAAGCCCAAAACGATGGTTTCGTGGTTGTATCGAGCAGTCCAAGCTTCTTGCGCGTTGTCGTAAGACATTGCGCTGCCCTCGTTTTTAACGGGAGCGGCATTAAAGCCAGACAGCTTGGTTTCCTCTTCAAAACTACGCTCTGATGTCTCAGTTTCGTAGATCTCTTTGTGTTGCTCACCGTAGGTCTTGTACTCCATACCAAACAAAGCGTTCAGACCGGGTAACAGTTCCTTGAGCAGTTGTGCGCGTGAAATAGCCATTATTTACTCCTTACACACCAGTGGTGCTGTTGTACTGATGTGTATTGATTTTAACAATCAGTTCCACGAAAGCATCTGCACTCAATGCCGTACCCGGAACTACATCAATAACACGCAGCGGAAGAGTATTAGTTGTGTTGTCACTACCTGAAAGAACAGCTACTGCTGAATCTCCAGTTGTAGTTGAACCAGTGTTTTGAACCAATGTCATATTGGAACCAACTACTGCACGACTAACGCCAGTGGTCGTTACTGTTGTACCTGAAGACACAACGGCAATTTTAAACGCAACCATAGGATCATCTACCACGTAGCCATAGGCTGCGTTTGTGCTAGTCGCTAGACCGGCTGGATAGAATTGACCCTGAACTGGCTGACCAGAAGAGTTGATGTAAGCGCAGCCAACTAGAACTCCGCAAGGAGTTGCGTTGTTTGTGCCAGTATCTTGAACCAGATAACCATTACTAATTTTTACAGTATCGCCAGCAAAGATGGCGGTAGCGTAACCAGTAGCAATTGGAATCTGGCGAATCTGCCCAGCATATGGCAAACCGTCAATTCTATTGACAGCTTGTAGACCATAAGGCGAGCTTACTGTGGGATAAGCCATGTTTTACTCCTAAAGTTAAGATCTACCAAAAGTGACCTTAGACTTCCTCTCGTTAAAGAGAGGCATCCGAGGATCACTCTCACGCATAAAGTTGTTATCTACCGAATCCATCCATGACTTCGCCATATCTGTGTAATGGGCATCACGTTGTACGGTAAATTCAACCGGGGTTTTGCAAAGAACCAACCCACCAATCTCAATGCCATCTGGGAAACGACCATTAGGGTTGTTTAACAGACGCAATTTAGGTTGTGTATTAGCCTTTACAGGTTCCCAACCCTCACGAAGCTTACTGGAGTAATTAACAGGATCATCTCTGCCGAGAGTGCTGATACGAATCCAACGGAAGGCATAGCCATCTTCTGGTTCTGGATCAGGCAGCAACTGTGGCGGGGTCCAACGCTTGGGCCGCATATCTGCTTCACGGGACTCAGTCCCACGCTTTTCTCTTTTTTGATCATCCATTTTGATTTCTCCGTAATTTCGCAACCTCACGCGCATACTGTTCCAATGGAACACCAATGCGTTTGGCGATGTTGACTTCTGACTGCGACAATGTGATTTTCTTGGGCGCAACACTTCGCGTTGCCGAAGCAACTACATTTGATTTGGGGCGCTGAGTTTTCGCATCAGCGGGTTCGTCAGACTCAAACTTATCTGGGAACACTTGGCGCAACCTACCGTTTAAACGCTGGTAGTAATCGTCACTCCTAGGGTCAATACCTTCTTCGTTTACAAGTTTGTCGTGGTACGCCAACGCAAAACCTGTCATTTCCCTGTCTTTGCCCCACCATTCATCGTTAGCTCTACGCCAACTTTCAGCTTTGGCATCATAAGGCGGTTGTGTCGCGGGTGCAACTTCTTCCTCTTCCTCGACGGGTCTTGGCTTAAAGTTGTTTACACGCTCTGCCTTGAGTTTGGCGGTTGTTAGCTCTTCTTGCGCGTCAACAAGAGCATCTGAATCACCAGCCTCATAGGCTTCCTTGTACTTACGTTTTGCATCAGAAACTTCTTGCGATACCTGTTTCTTAGCCTGTTCCAACAACGCAGTTTGGCTAGTATTAACAGTACCTTTAAGGCGTTTGTTTTCCTCAAAGACGGCTTTGGCTAAATTAATAGCCTCTTCCTTTTCACGCAATGCAGCTTCTTTAGCACGACGTTCATCGTGGTAACCCTTAGTAAACTCACGAATCCTGTTACGGTCACGCTTTGAATAGGTAGCAAGTTCTTCGTCTGTCGGATCTTCCGGCGGAGTCTTCATTGGCTGTCTGCCACGATCCTCTTCCGGTGTATCGTCCACAACCTCTATTTCAGGCTCATCTTCAGCCGCTGGTTCAACGACTTTGCTTCCGACACGGGTCTTTAACTCAGACTCGTCTGGGAACTCAAACTCTACGTTATCTTCCATAGCTACTCCTTACGCACGGGAAATGCCGCGAGGATCTTGTACAACAGCTTCGACGCTATCGTCATAGATCAGGCGGAATTCTTTGCCATGAATCTTGATCCGTGTACCAGTGTTTGGACGGACAAGGACGAAATCACCTACTTTGCATGAAGGGCCTGATGGGAATTTCTTCTCATCTTTAAATGCGTCTGGCCCCATTTTCATCACAAACAGTACTGGCGAAAGTACTTCTTCGTGATACATGGTGGTTCCAGCTTTAGCAATGCCACTTTCAAACTCATCTTCCACCTCTGGTAGGACGCACAAGAGGTAATAAGTCGAGGGATCAGGCAACTGCCGCGCTTTGTCTTCCGCTGTTTCTGGAAGTGGCGTGGTGTTTACACCGTCCTGACTCAATAAGATTTCACTCATCTTCAAAGCTCTCCATTTTTCGCACAAGGTCTTTAATTAAAAATTGGGCGAACAGTAGACCCTGAACCTGCCCACACAACTCTTTGTACTCGGCATAATCTTTCGCACTGCCGTCACTAAGATTTTCGGAAAGAGTACGCTCTCTCTCCTTTAGTTCTTTGAGGAGATGCTGGAGAATCTTCTCCTCGTTCATTTATTGCCCCGTTTAAACAGGTCAACATTCACTCTTTGATTGGCTTGCTTATCCTGCGCTTGGATTCTAGCCATCTCAATTTCTTTAGTATCTTCCAGACGCTTTGCATCTAACTGCAACTTAGCCTGAGCAATCTGTGCTTCTGTTGCAGCTTTCTGAGCTTTAGTCTGGGAATCCTGCCCCTTGATCTGGAGTTCAGCTTGCTGCATCTGGACGATAGGATCTTGCATCTGTTGTTGAGCCTGTTGTTGTTGAGCTTGTGCCTGATTAATCTGAAGAAGCTGCTGCGCTCCTTGGGCAACCAATCTAGACAACTCCACTTCAATGTTCTCTGGCAAATCTGAATCTGGATCGGGCAACGGAACACCGACTTGTTCTTCAACTTTCCTACGGTAGTTAAAGGCAAGGTGTTCAGATATGTGAGCCATGACTGATGCTTGAATTTTTTGAGCCATTGGGTTTTGACCAATAAGCTGGGCAATCATTGGATCTTGCATAAACGACATGTGGGCTGTGATATGCGCGTCGTGATCCTGATAAATAAAGGCTTTGGTTGGCTTGCCATTTAGGAATGCCATGTTCTCTGAGATAGGATCTTTTGGACGTTGATCGTCTTCTGTAGGAACTAACTTATCGGCATTCTTAATACCTAAGACTTCAATCATCTGCCTGTGAAGATGGGGCAGATCATAAATCTGAGGGGCAGTGGCAGCTAACTGAATGACCGCCTGATACTGCATAATCCTCTGAGCCATTGTAGAAGAATTAGGGTCAGATACAGGAATGACCTCTACTACGTCGTAGTCAGATTGTTTAGCTTTACGGTCGCCGCCTTGTGGATCGTAGTCATATTCCGTAGGGGCGTAGTCTTTGATGATC